CGGATAAATCAGTAGAAGCAGAGTACAACAGAATTGACTTCTACGGCTATTTAGTCAGTATTGTTAAGCGGTTGCTTTGCCCAAAGCGTGGCGGAGCAAGGAAGGGCATATTAGTCTTTACTCGCTTTCTGAAAGAAGCTGAACGGCTGACACAAAGCATTGATTGCTGCGAAATGGTATCGGGAACGACACCAAAAGCAGAGCGTGAACGCATATTAAACGATTTCAAGAGCGGTAAAATAAAGGTGGTTGTGAATGTAGGAGTATTGACAACAGGCTTTGATTATCCAGAGCTTGATACTGTTGTAATGGCACGTCCTACAATGTCGCTTGCCATGTACTATCAAATAGTAGGTAGAGAGATACGCCCTTACAAAGGAAAACAAGCGTGGTTTGTAGACCTTTGTGGAAATATCAACCGATTTGGCAAGGTTGAGGACTTAAAACTAATCGACACCAATGATAAAGGTAAGTGGGCAGTGTTTAGTAATGGAAAGCAATTAACGAATGTGATATTTAATTGATTATGGAATACTTAGATTTTCTTAAAACAAAACAAGTAAAGATACAGAAATCGGGGTTTAATGTCGAAGATAAAGACTTAAACCCTATTTTATTTGACTTCCAAAAATATTGTGTGAAGAAGGCTTTATCAGCAGGTAGGTATGCATTATTTGAGGATTGTGGTCTTGGAAAGACACTCCAACAGTTAGAATGGGCAAAGCACGTTTCAGAACACACGAATAAGCCAGTACTTATTCTTGCTCCTTTGGGTGTCATCCATCAGACGATCAAGGAGGGTGCAAAGTTCGGATATAATGTTTCTGAGATTAGTCTAACGGTGTTTGACCAAGACTTAAAAGCAGGCATATATATCACAAATTACGATAACTTAGAAAACATTGATGCGTATCTTTTCGAAGGAGTGGTACTTGATGAAAGCTCTATTTTAAAGAATTTCAACGGTAAAACAAAGCAGTATCTTGTTGATGAGTTTAGCGAAACTCCATATAAATTATGTTGTACGGCTACACCTTCACCAAACGACACTATGGAGTTATGCAACCATGCTGAGTTTCTCAACGTGATGACACGTAACGAAATGCTTGCAATGTACTTTGTTCATGATGGTGGTAATACTTCGTCATGGCGATTGAAAGGTCATGCTGAACGTTCATTTTGGGACTTTGTTTCAACATGGGCGGTAATGTTAACTTCTCCTTCTGATATTGGATTTGACGGTTCTAAATACATCCTTCCTAACCTCAACATAGAAGAAGTATTTATCGAAACAGAAAAGCGAGATAACGGAATGCTTTTCAACGATATTGCAGTATCTGCCACCACGTTCCATAAGGAGTTAAAAGCCACGCAAAAGGAACGTATGAAGAAAGTTGCTGAGGTGGTTAACAACTCAAATGAGCAGTTTATCGTTTGGATTGGTCACGATGACGAGGGAAAATTGCTGCGTTCACTTATTCCTGATGCAGTTGAGGTAAAAGGTAGCGATACAAAGCAATTCAAAAAGGAGAATTTGCTTGGTTTTGCTGATAATAAGTTTAGAGTTCTTATTACCAAACTGAAGATTGCGCAATATGGACTTAATTATCAGAATTGCCACAATCAGATATTCGCTTCGCTTGATTTCTCCTTTGAAGCGACCTATCAAGGCATCAGACGTTCGTATCGTTTCGGACAGAACAATGAAGTAAATATATTCCTAATTGTCACCGATACCATGCAGAACGTCAGAAAGTCAATCATCGAGAAACAAAACGCTTTCCTCAACATGCAAAAGAAGATGAGCGAAGCGACAAATAGAAATGTTAAGAATTTAATCAAATTAACTAAAGTGGAAACAGATAAGAATTATCTATCGGATATGTGTGATATTCGTCTTGGCGATTGTGTACAACTCATTAAGGATATTCCAGATGAGAGTGTGGGCTTTTCTATCTTCTCACCACCATTTGCAGAACTTTATACATATTCTGATAAGTTGGAGGATATGGGCAACTCAAAGGATTACAAAGAATTCTTTATCGCTTTCAATTTCCTTGTAAAGGAGTTGTATCGTGTCCTTTGGAGTGGTCGTAACATTGCAGTTCATTGTATGGACTTGCCTATTCAGAAAGGCAAAGAGGGATATATCGGACTTCGTGACTTCTCTGGAATGATACTCAAAGCTTTTCAAGATGCGGGGTTTGTCTATCATTCTCGTGTTACGATTTGGAAAAATCCTGTAACAGAGATGCAACGTACAAAGGCGCTTGGATTGCTCCATAAACAAGTCAAGAAAGATAGTGCAATGAGCCGTGTGGGTATCCCCGATTACCTCCTTGTTTTTAGAAAAGAAGGAGAACACGATCACCCTATACATTGCGGTATTGATGTCGATACTTGGCAAAAGTACGCATCACCAGTGTGGATGGACATTGACTATTCAAATACGCTTAATGCTATGGCTGGGCGTGAAAATGGAGATGAACGCCATGTATGTCCGTTGCAGCTCGATACGATTAAAAGGGCGGTTACTCTTTGGAGTAATGAAGGGGATACTGTATTAACACCTTTCTTAGGTATTGGTTCAGAAGTTTATCAATCTATTCTTTTGAATCGTAAAGGAATAGGCTTCGAACTGAAGGATAGCTACTTTGCAGAGGCTATAAAGAACTGTAAAAAAGCTGAGTTTGATGCGTCTCAAGAATCTTTATTTGATAAAGTTATTTGATGATTAAGATTGATGAGATATTTACAAAATCATTTGCCCCTATTGAGCAGATTGTGATGATACATCTGCTATTGGGGGCAAATGATGATGGAATTGTAGAGTTTATCTCCAGTCATTTTTATTCTTCATGTGGTTTGACGCGTCAGCAATTTAGGACGTGCTTAAGCAAACTTTCTGAAAAGAAAGAAATTGAAGTTATAAATGCTCATAAATCAACAATAGTATGTATATGCAATTATGACAATTATAGAATTGGAAGGCGCAAAGATAAGCCACAAAGTAAAAGTGTTGTCATTATGCAAAATAAATGCGAAGAAAGGAAAAAAGAATTTGAACGTATGCTTATCCCTTATGTTAAATCACGTGGGGGAAGCTATGAGCCAACAATGATAAGGGATTTCTTCGACTATTGGAGTGAACTTAATAAGTCACGCACAAAAATGAGATTTGAACTCGAAAAAACGTGGGACTTAGTAGGTAGATTAAGAACGTGGAGTAATAGACAAATGAAATATGGACATAAGAACAATAGTACAAAGGCAGAAGACAACTTTAACGAAGCAGCAAAAGCAATCAGAAGCCTTATGGATTCAGATAGGTAAGCCGATAGTAGAAAGATATGGTGAATTAAATAAGTTTTTAGATGTTTTCTCTCCTAAAAAACTAAATCATTTTTGCCAATATAAAGAACGTTGTTTTGTAGGTACAGCTCCTACTCTTGGAGCTGCAAAAACAGCTTACGGAGCTGGCGGTATTACATCTCTGTTGGTTCAATATCTTTTCGACCTCGGAACTTACTCTGGGACGCGTGATTTAATGGATAGTTCCCAATATACAGATTGTGCACAAATGATGCTGGAAAATTTTTATTATTTGAAGATAACCGAAATAATGCAATTTTTCTATATGTATAAAAGTGGTCGTTTTAATGGAGGTGAGTTTTACGGAAATGTTAACCCTATCTCTATAATGAAGACTTTGCGTAAAGAATTTTTGCCTATTAGGAATTCTCTCTTGGATAAATACTATAAGCGTCAAGAAATAGAAGAGAAGTCAGAATGTGCATGGTACAACGGATGGGAACGGTATAAAACCATCCAATATCTGTGTGGAAAGCGTGAATTACCCCTAATGTTAACAAGCAAATGAAACAATCAATCCCTAACACATGCAGCTCATGCTGCTACCTTGTAGATGCCGAAAAGCCTTATTATTGTGCGCTTTTACCTCTTTACACATTGAAGATGGCGGAGGACAAAGCATGCGAAGAATATAAAAACAAAAATAGCAATGAACAAAGAAAACGGAATCATCATAAACGGTAAAAAATACATTGCCACAGCTGGCAGCTCATGTGAAAAGTGCGCCTTTGGCCACGGCAAATACCAGTACTGCAACTCCTTTTGCGTGGCTTTTGCGCAAGACCTTTTAGGGCTAAATGAGGAGATAATTTTTAAGGAGATTGAAGAGTAAGAACTACTAAAACGACACAACAATTATGACACGAGAAAAAATAGAAGAATTGCAAACCTACAAGGAGTTTGTTAGATACCTTGCGGAAGAAACTAAAGGCTTCACTGATGAAATTATCGAGGCGTTTTATGATAGTGATTTCGTTAAGTTTTGCGGATATATCAATGCGAAAAGAATATTCCACGAGGGAGTGCCTTGCCTTAAATTTAATTATGAAGCTAAAACCTATATAGCGAATTGGCAGAGTGATGACAACTACGGAGTTTGGCAACGAGAGCGTGATGATTCATACTATGGTTATTTGCTTTTTCCCACAAAAGAGGATGGCAGGTATTTCTTACTTGAATATGAAATGTAAATAATAAGATTATGAACAGAGAAACAAATTGTATGCGATGTGGGGAAACAATAAAGTTTGAAATGACAGACCTAAAAAGCCGCGCTGAGCTACTCCAAGAGGGGTGGTTTATTGAGGTACGATATTGATATGCGATATACTCACGCAAGTCTATTTTCAGGTATCGGAGGTGCAGAACTTTCCGCTTCTTGGCTCGGTTGGGACAATGTGTTCCATTGCGAAATACAAGAGTTTCAGCGAAAAGTTTTAGAGTATTGGTTTCCAAACAGTATTTCTTATGAAGATATTACAAAAACAGATTTTTCGGAATGGCGAGGTCAAATCGATGTTCTCACAGGAGGATTTCCTTGCCAGCCGTTCAGTGTTGCAGGCAAGCGAAAGGGAGCGGAAGATAACCGTTATCTCTGGGCAGAAATGCTACGAGCAATACGGGAAATTCAGCCCACTTGGGTTGTTGGTGAAAATGTTAATGGCCTCTTATCAATGGTACAGCCCGGCGAGGAGATTAAGATGGGACGCACGGACGATTTGTTCGAAGAGAATTACATATACCGAAAGGAACATAAATTCACAATTGAAGTCATCAGTGAAGACCTTGAGCGAGCAGGTTATTCCGTCCAACCGTTTGTTATTCCGGCTTGTGCCGTCGGAGCGCCCCACAGAAGAGATAGAGTATGGATTGTTGCCCACCATACAGACACAGGGGTTGAAGGTTTGCAACAAGGACGGAAAGACAGAATTTCTGAACTTGGGCTTACTATTGACACCAAGTGCGAGCGATGGGCTAAGGGCGGGAATGAGTATGGAAAGTCTGAAATCTCACAAGAAAAAGAATGCCGAGCAGAGCAATTTAGCGGAACAGATAGCCCACAAGGTTGG